ATGGATGCTGTGCTGACTACTCCTGAGAGAAGGCAGCTCTGCCTCTTGTTGGACATTAGTCCACAAGAATATGGTAATATACCATTAATGAAGAATGCTTTTAAAAAAGCATGCCTGAAGCATCATCCTGACAAGGGAGGAGACCCCGTGCTCATGATGCAATTAAACTCCCTGTGGGGAAAATTTACTACAAGCCTCACAGAAGCAAGGGCTTCCACCTACCAGGCAAGTACTCTTTTTTGGGAAATTGACAACCCTTTGAAGAATCTACTGGGACCTGTCATAAAAAGGCCTTTTCTCAAATCCCCTCATTGCATAAATAGTAAGTTCTACAATTGCAGATGCATAGTCTGCAGTCTTTCTGATCAGCATTCGAGCCTAAAGATACTTCAGAAAAAAAAGTGTCTCATCTGGGGTGAGTGTTACTGCTACTATTGCTTTGTTACTTGGTTTGGGTTACCTGGAAATTCTGCTACCTTTGAAGACTATAAAAACTTGATCCTGGAAATGGATGTTGATCTTCTCAACCTACATTGCTAGTAAGTAGAGGACTAAGGAAGGAAATGACTGTCTGTCTCATTTTTTTTCTTTTTGATATGCTAATAAATCTCTGCATCCTCTCTCTGGGTTATTCTAGGACGATCCAATATATGGCACGCCACAATTTAGAGCTTGGTGGTACCGCAAGCACTATGGCTTCTTCCCAGATGGATTTGATCCGAGAAGGAGTTCCTCAACAAGAAACAGGAGGCCAGGAGGAACAGAAGAGCCTGAATATGAACAACCCAGCACCTCAGGACCCAATCTATCAACCCCAAGACCCAAAAAGAGCAGATCCAATCTATTTGGAAGTTCAGGATGTAGATCTCGGAGCACGGCCCAAAACCCCCTGTTCTGTGATGAATCCCTTTCTTCATCAGAAGAAGAAGCCGAGAACGCCTCAGCAAAATCACAATCTGATCACTTTTCCTTTACATCCCAGGAGGAATCCTCACAGGCTTCAGCCCCCTCCTTCACCTCCAATGAATCCACTCCTGCCTCAACTCCAAAGAGAAATAGAAAAAACCAGAGTTTTGGAGGAATTCCTTCGCCAGGCTCACGAAGAAGTTTTTCTTCAACTCCACCAAAGCAGAAAAGATACAAGGAGGGTGATGATCCTATTGATTTCCCTAATTGTCTTTCTGAGTTTCTTAGCCACGCTACTCTTAGCAATAAGACTTACTCTTGCTTCCTAATTTTTACCACTGCAGAAAAAGGTGAGTTATTATATAATAAAGTTTCAGAAAAATATAAAGTAGAATTTAAAAGTTTGCATAATTATAGAGGGGGCACAGCATTGTTATTTCTAGTCTTATTAACTAGACATAGAGTAACTGCAATTAAGAATTTTGCATGTACCTTTTGCTCTGTTAGTTTCCTCTTATGTAAGGCTGTAATTAAGTCTCCTGAATTATATTCATGCCTGATTAAAGAGCCGTTTTGCCTTTTGAAAGAAAATAAACCTGGACTCTGGGATCATGAGTTTGCAGAGAACAAAGAGCCAAGCTGTAATTGGAACTTAGTAGCTGATTTTGCATGCAACTATAATTTAACAGACTGGGTAATAATTTTAGCTCATTATCTAGATTTTGCAAATGACCCTGCATTATGTGATAAATGCAGTAAATTACCTTTGAAGCCTCATGAAGCTCATAGAAAAAATTATGAAAATGCCAAGTTTTTTTTGAAATGTAAAAGTCAAAAAACTATTTGTCAGCAGGCTGCAGACGTTGTGATTGCAAAGAACAGGTTAAAAATGTTAGAGCAAACTAGAGAAGAAATGTTAAGAGAAAAAATTCTGTGTAAATTGAAAGAATTGCAAGAAATGAAGTTGGAGACTTTGTATATTTTTCTTGCAGGGGTTGCTTGGTACAAGGTAATGTTTGGGAATTTTGAGTGGAAAGTTTTCAAGGTTCTTAATTTGTTGACAGATAACATTCCAAAGAAGAGGAATGTTCTTTTTAAGGGGCCCATTAACTCTGGTAAAACAAGCCTTGCTGCAGCATTCCTAGATTTATTAGAGGGAAAAGCATTAAATATTAATTGCCCCCAAGATAGATTAAATTTTGAGTTGGGTTGTGCACAAGATTTGTTTATGGTGTGCTTTGAGGATGTTAAGGGTTCTAGAGGACAAAACAAAGATCTACCTTCTGGCCAAGGAATGCATAATTTAGACAATCTCAGAGATCATATGGATGGATCTGTAAATGTGAATTTAGAAAAGAAACATCAGAATAAAAGGAGTCAAATATTTCCTCCTAGTATTACCACATGTAATGAATATATAATACCTGATACTGTTATGTGTAGATTTGCTATAACAATTACATTTGCTCATAAGGAAAATCTCAGAACCTCACTTAGAAAGAATATAGACATGCAGAAATTGAGGGTTTTGCAGAGAGGATGTACTTTACTTTTGGGGCTTATGTGGTTGTTACCCAAGGAAAAATTTGATGATGAAATTAGGCCTGAGGTTGAAAGATGGCGAGACGCCTTCCGTGGAGATATACCTCAAGCACATTTTGAAAAAATGATACAAAATGTTGAATGTGGACTTGACCCTCTTGAAGATTTATTTGTAGAAGCTCCAGCTGATGCACCGCCTGCTGCAGCTCCAGAGGATTCAGAAGCCGAGCCTCCAGTTGCCTCTAAAGTCCCTCATCAACATGAAAATACAATGGAGGAACCAGAGAGGCAGCAGAAGGCCAGACCTGAGAAGGATCTCGAGTCACAAGATTCAGGACTCTTCACACAGGACTCTGGGCAAACATAATTGTTTATTTTAATGATATGCTTTGCTTTACAAGATTGCAGTAATTAAAGGAACATTGTTTATCAAAGGCTGATCATGATCATTATCCCTGTTATTGTTTGGATTATCTGTGTCATTGTCATGTTCTTCTCCCACATTATCACCCACATCACCCACAACAGGCACATTAACTTCAAAGGTCTTAGGTTTAAATTGCTCTATTATCCTTGGCAGATCTAACCCTCCAGGTAACTGTTCTCTGCCATCATAGACGCGTACTTCCTCTACCTGGGAATTGTCACCTGTCATGGGTTGACCTTTGAGTTGGGGAACAAAATTGTTAAAAAGAGTGTTTATCAAAGAATTAATTCCATAGGGGTTTTTCACCCATCTTTTTCTTAAAGTTACATTGAAGTATCTGGGAAGTCCCCTGTACCTCATGCCAGAGGCCTGGTGGAAAAAGCCACAGATATCTGCTGCAGCTACAAATAATCCATCTGCTTTGCATAAAGGCCCAATTCCATTTTCATCTAAGAGTACTGTGGTTAAGGTATTTGTAAATTGCAAAACAGGTGGGGTATCTGTCCCTCCTGTAAAGGATCCAAAGTATCTGGTGTTTTCATTTCTGGAGGGATCAGGGCACCAGATTTCTATGGGATAGTAACCATCTTTAAGTAGCTTAGTTTTTGCAGTAGGATCCATACCTTGATTTTTGGGTGTCATAGGTGTTTTTGTCACTGTTTTTATGTTTACAGGCTTATTTTCCCCTTCTGGATACATTGTTCTATAATCAGCCACTATTCCTTGAAGATCTAGTGGCTCTCCTCCAATAGAGAAGAAGTGGTAATTTGGGCCTTGAATAGGAATTCCTGCAGCATGTTCTCCATATTGGGGAATTTCCAGCTGCTTTTCTTTATGCACATTGATTAGAGTATTGATACCAATAACTTCAGTTTTCACAGAAACAGCCTCCCACATCATAATCATATTACATGTCATATCTTCATTTAAGGGGGGGAGAGGCACTCTAGCTGCAGCATAAGATGGGAGAGTTTCTGGGGAGGGCACATCATTTACATCTTTTGGGTGAAATTCATAACTATACCCATACCAATTAGAATATCTCTCAATATCATAGGTATTCACTCCCATTCTTGGTTGTAAAAATAATTCAATCTGAGTAATGCTATCTGGGCCAGACACAGTTTCTAAAACTTCAATACCCCCCTTTATCAGCAATTTAGGGACACAGGGAACTTTGGGACACCTTTTAGGGCATTTCACATATGTTTGACTGCAGTCCTTTTTGGGGGGTGGGCTGCAAACAGGTTTAGAAGCTTTTCTCTTGGGGGCCATCTTGCAAATTTTCCCAAGTAGAAGTCACAGTTCCACTCAAACCTAAAACTAAAGGTAAAAGCCAGTCAGGACAGGTTTGCTGATTGGCGCCCCCGTTTGGTGGAGGAAAGTATACCATGTTACCACTTAAATTATTTGAATTTTGACCTCTGACCTCCCAGCGCGCCAATTCTAACAGTTTTCCTTTGTTTGTGTAAATACCTAGAGTTTTATGCTCCTCTGCAATACTTTCCCACAATTTTTGCCCCAAAACATTTAACATACTATGATTATAGTTTAATGGATCTATATAAAATTCTAGAGCCAGCCTTGGATGCCCTTTCAAAGTTAAAGTGGATGACATGCCAGGTATATTGTTTCTGGAGCCTGGGCTTAAAGGAGTAACAATAATAGATCTATCCTGCAAAGATAACTTAATCCCTGCAGCAACAAGAGAGCTGACGCCAGTTACTGTTTGGAACAAGGTTCCATAGCCAATTGCTTGATTCATAAGAGATGACACAAGGGAAAAATTAGAGAATTGCTCAGCAGTATATCCTAATTGAGCCAGGGCTTCTGCTCCACTCAAGCCTTCTATAGTCATCAAACTTGCCACCTCAGCTTCAATGGCGGCAAGAGCCTCTCCTGAGACAATGGCATCAACAGCAAATCCAGTAGCAGCACTCAGTTCAGTAGCAATTTCAGCTACACTCAGGACAAGACTGATAAATCCCCCCATCTAAAAAAGAAAAGATAAACTTACGTTTTCAAAGGGTTAATGATCCAGCCGAGCAGTTCAAAAAACAGTCTCAAAAGATGTCGCTTCCTGATGAGATTGCTCAATTTCCTGTGTGACAAAACCCACTTAAAATAAAAACATATCCTCCAATAGATTATCAGGGTGCAGATACTTAAGACAAACTGACTCATAACACTCCTCAGTGTGGCTGAAGAAGCGTTTGGTAAGCACGAGCAGCTGCCAAACCACAACTTGGCGCAGGTTGTGGAACCTTTTTTTGCAAACTACTGGGAGGCCAGAGGCACCTTGCCTCTCACTCATTTAGAAAAAGAAGGAGAGGCTTCAGAGGCTTATTTTAAAGGAAGTTAGCAATCTCCCGCCTATACCTTGCATTTGTTAGT